CTATTGATGGCCAGACCAAACCTGTCGGAAATATAGATATCCGTGAATTTGAAGATGGAGAATGGACAGGTGGTTGTTATGCTACCTATGACAATCTTGTTGAGAAAGTAAAGGAGTGTTTAGAAGAATGAAAACGATTACACTAAAAGTTGAAGATTGTGATCAAGTTATCATTGATGAGTTGAAAGATTCTTATCATATGTTCAATCAGTTAGATAAGGCGGACTGTGTCGAAATGGAAGATGAGAATATGCCATGGCATACTCTCGTCTCAGATGATTGGGATGACGTTATCAAACCAGACAAACCAGACTATGAGTTGCTCAAGGCAATTCAAACTGTTCTTGAATACTATATGCCACATGATGATTGGTTAGAATGGGTGGAAAAGAATCCTATACTGGTAACTAAACTATGAAAGTAAAAGTTATAAAAAACCCTGCCACATATACACGCAATAAAGAGGGTAAGCGTGTTCCGTATGGTTGGGTGGTTTTTCCAGTTATTAAAGATGGTCGTTATTGGGAACTTGATGAAATCCCATTACACATGTGCGGCAACCCCTTTAAAACAAAGAAAAATGCGATAAAGGCAATCAAAAACGGAAGGTTCGAAAAAGATGGCGTGACAGGGATAAGTTATGCTAAAAAAGTTTACGAATATGCGAGTTCGCCTCCATATGACAAGGTTGTCTGGTGAGAAATATAGAGAAACGAGAGAGAGGTTGAGATGATTAAAGCGTTATTGATTGTAATTGCATTAGGTGGTGGAGTAAATCATACGACAGATATGCCATCTATGAAATCTTGTTTAGATGCGAGAATAACCATCATGAAACAAGACCCTAATGCAAAAACCCTTTGTGTTCCTAAAGAGGATGATACCGTAAAGATACAAGGGATGTTTGATATTTTCCTAAACCTGATAGACAAAATTAAGGAGTATGAAGAAATTGACAGACTCAATAGAGAAGAGGATTGCAAACGCATATCTGGCTCTTTCGTCTGTGAAGAGCAAATGGGGTAAGAACTATTGGTCTTTAGTTCTTGCACATCTTCTTAGACATGCAAAACGACTGAATTAGATTACTATGCAAAAAGATATAACTAAATATCTGTATGGTTTCAAAGATACTTTTTTACATTGCTGCACTTTGGCCGGGTAGTAATGGGGATAACCTTTATTTTTTTCCTCAACCCATATTTGACTCTAGAGTTGAATGTGTGTCATATATTTTTGAGAATTATGAAGAGCTAAATGAACAGGTATCCTCTATATATAATTCTTCTGAAATTTTAAGGTCTAAATTTTATTGTATGGATGATGATACTACTGAGAATTTGATTAAACCTAATGAATATAAAATCTAAACAACAAACTATCGAAAGAACTACTCTTTCAGAACTTATAGACAACGAAGACTACGCTAGAACAGTACTTCCTCATATGAAGAAGGATTACTTTTCTGACCGTAGTGAGCGTATTGTCTTTGAGGAAATTCAAAAATTTGTGGAGAAGTATAATTCTCTACCCTCCAAACCTTCGATTGAAATAGAAATCGATAACCGTAGGGATTTGAATGAACAAGATATTACAGAAGTATTATCTGTAGTTAAGAGTCTTGAAAAGGATGAAAATGCGAGTTTTGAATGGTTAGTAGAGACTACAGAGAAGTTTTGTAAAGATAAGGCGGTGTATAATGCAATTGTTGAAGGTATACAGATCATTGATGGTAAGGATAAGAAGAGAGATGTGGACGCTCTACCTAATATTCTCTCAGACGCCCTTGCTGTTGGTTTTGACAACTCTGTTGGCCACGATTATCTATTGGACAGCGATGAACGATTTAAATATTATCACACTGTAGAAGAGAAGATACCTTTTGATCTGGAATTTTTCAATCGTATAACCAAGGGTGGTCTGCCACCCAAGACTCTTAATATCGCACTTGCGGGTACTGGTGTAGGTAAATCTCTGTTCATGTGTCACATGGCCGCAAACTGTATGAATCAGGGTAGAAACGTCCTATATATTACATTGGAGATGGCGGAAGAACGTATTGCAGAGCGGATAGATGCAAACCTGATGAATATATCTATGGAAGATTTACACGATTTACCTAAGTCTATGTATGATACTAAGATTAATAATATCAAAAAAGAGACTAACGGACAATTGATTGTCAAGGAATACCCTACTGCATCTGCACATACTGGTCATTTTCGTGGACTGATTAAGGAACTGGCCATCAAGAGGTCTTTCAAACCAGATATTATTTTCGTGGACTATCTGAATATATGTGCATCGTCCAGATTTAAAGGAATATCTAATGTCAATTCTTATATGTATATCAAATCGATTGCTGAAGAACTTAGAGGTCTTGCAGTCGAAACTGTTGTACCAATTATGTCAGCAACGCAAACCACCAGATCAGGATTCGTATCTTCGGATGTGGGTTTGGAAGACACAAGTGAGAGTTTTGGTCTTCCAGCAACGGCTGACTTTATGTTTGCACTCATCTCTAATGAGGAGCTTGATGACCTTTCGCAAATTGCAGTCAAACAACTCAAAAACCGATACAACGATCCAACAATAAATAAACGATTTGTGATTGGTATTGACCGTGCAAAAATGAGATTGAGTGATCTGGATGAAAAGGCACAGGATGGTCTTGTGGACAGTAATCAAACTGAAAGTGAGGATGATTTTACTAGTCCTCTATTTGATAACACAGAATTTGGTGAAGGATGGAAAGTATGAAGTTTAATGAATACCAGAAAATTGCAAAGACAACCGCTGTTTATCCAAGTGAATATACCGTTGTATATCCTACTCTGGGGTTGACAGGTGAAGCAGGAGAGGTAGCGGAAAAGGTTAAGAAACATATCAGGGGTGATACAAAAAATTTAGGTAATTTGAAGAAAGAACTGGGTGATGTCCTGTGGTATCTGTCCGCAATTGCAAGCGATTTAGATATATCCCTTGAGGATGTTGCACGAACCAATCTGAAGAAATTAGAATCACGTTTGATACGAAACAAGATTAGAGGAACTGGAGATAATCGATAATTATGAATAACAATATTTTAAAAAAATCTGCTCTGGAGAAACTGGAGAAACTTGGACTTACAAAGGATGAGGTTCTGGCTCTGGTTGAAGTTGATGAAGAAGAAACTTTCACTATGGAAGATGAACCGTCAGCTGAATCTAGCCAGGGTAAGATTTGGCAACAAATAGTTCTAGAAGAACATTTGACTTATTATAACAATAGATATGGAACCAACCATACCTTTGAAGAATACTATGATGGTATTGTTGATGAAAAAATTATGGTTCATTATAATTGGAAAAAATTGTTAGGCCTAGAAGGGGAAGAAGAGGTTGAACCAAGCCCTGGTGTAAAGACAAAGAAATTTTATGAACATGGACATAGATAGGATTAATAATGAACAATCTAACTGAAACCCTTATGAACGAAGCCTTGAACAGATACTATAAGGAAATTAAGTTGGCTAACCCACAGATGAGTGATAAGGAAATCCTACAAATCGCAGCTGGTAGAGCCATAACAGAACAACGGGCCCTGGATGCTGAGTTGAAAATAAAGTCAGACATAAAGTTTGCAACTCTACCAGAAGAGGATGGTGAGGTTATCAGAAAAGTGGCTGAGGATGGTGTATTAATTAAACGTGTATCCAACCAATGGCGACAAAAGAAAGGAAGTAAAATTTCTGATGATGGTTTCTTTAAGGAGGGCTACGATACCGTTACAATGCCCAAAGAGATTGATATTACAACTTCCGAAGGTGATAAGAAAGCGGGAAAGTTTGTGAAAGAGTTAAAGGCTGCTAAGAAGCGTGAGGATAAAATGAAACACGAAATGGAAAAGCAGCAATGGGAAGATCGTACTATTCAAGTAACTGTAGATAAGGAGATTACATAATGTTGAATATTGGTGATAAGGTTAGTTTTGTTAACGAACTAGGAGATTCTTTAAAAGGAACGCTGAGTGCTGTTCTTTCTGACTCCTATGATGATGTTCGTTTAGAGGATGG